TCGCCCCGCTGGTCGACGGCTGGTACGGCTCGAACGCCGGTGGTGCTTCGTGATCGCGACGTTGCCGGACTTCGGCCTCATAGCGTACGAGACGGTCACGGTGCTCACACCGACAACGACCTACGACGAGCACATGGAGGCTTCCGTCGCGTGGTCGGAGGCGCAGGTGCCGGGGGTGGCGGTCGCGCCGGGGGCGACCTCCGACGTGACGGACTCGACGCGGCCGGACGGCACGCGCGTCGCCCTGACCCTCGGATTCCCGAAGACCTTCACGGCGTCCCTCCGGGGGTGCCGCGTCTCCGTGCGCGGCAAGAAGTACGCAGTGATAGGCGATCCGCAGCCGCTAACGGCAGAAAACGTCCCGGGGTCGCTGAACCGCACGGTCGAGGTGGAGGCGGTCGATGGCTAGGGCTGGGAGGTTCGTGGCCGACCTCAGAGGGTACAGGCAGGTTCTGAACAGCGTCGCCGTCCAGTCGGAGGTGCAGGCGAAGGCCGACGCCATCGTGAAAGCAGCAAAAGGCATGCTCGACAGCGACGAGGGATACCGACTAGACGACTACGACGTCGCAGTGTTCACGACTAAAACAGGCGGACACGGCCGAGCAATCAGGACACAGACAGACCACGCCAGAAGGTCGCAGGCCAAGAACAAGACGCTTGCGAAAGCCCTCAAGTCCTTGTAGGTGGTGCCATGGACTACACACGATCAGTCGTCGACTATCTGAACGAACTCGGCCTTGGGATAACGGCATATCGCGAAGTCCCATCGAAAAGGCCGACCGAAGACGAACCCCCGCGACCGTTCGCAGTCGTCGAGCTTATAGGATGCACCGCCGAGAGCCGTTTCCAGCGATCTCCGTCAGTAGACATCGACTGCTGGGCTCCCAGCCAGCATGTCGCGGAATCCCTGTCGCTCGACGTCGCGTCCGCCATGGAGGCCATGCCCGAGCGACGTCTGGATATCGCGCACGTTTCCGTCACGACAATATACAGCAGCCCGGACATCGAGAGCGGAACGCCTCGATACGTCGTGAGCTGCGACATCTACGCAAACAAGTAGCGCAGGCATGCGAGCCTGGCAAAATGAAAGAGAGGTGTTGTTATGGCGTCTACGGCCAACAACGCAGAGAACGTCAGCGTCGGGAAGGGCGTCGCGGGAGGCTACATGTTCGTTGCCCCGTTTGGGACGGCGCTGCCGACCGACAACACGACCGAGCTCAACGCCGCATTCCTCAACATGGGCTACCTCGGCGACGACGGCATCACGTTCGCAGACAGCGCCGACACCGAGACGTTCCAGGACATGAACGGCGACACCATAGAGACGTCGAGCGGAGCAGTCGAAAAGACGTTCACCGTCGTTCTCCGAGAAATCAAGAAGGACACGCTCGCCATCACGCGAGGCACGGAAAACGTCAGCGATACGGCGGCTTATGACAAGGGGCCGTCTTCCGAGGCCCATTCCGTCGTTTTCGAGCTGCTGCTCAAGAACGGGCGCAAGTGGCGCAGGGTAGGGGAGCAGGTCAAGCTCGGCGAGCTTGGCGACATGACGGTCGTCTACAGCGACCTTGTAGGCCGCGAGATCACGATGTCGGTGTCGCTCGGCTCGACAACCGGGTCGTACTGGGTTGACTACATCGACAGCACCGAGACGGAGGCCGAATGAGCGAGAAGGATATAGTCGCTTTCGAGTTCGCCGGGAAAGAATTCGAGGCCGATTCTCATGCGGCGGTATCGTGGAGCGTCATAAAGGGCATGGTAACCGGCGGCAGGGAGATGTTCGCCGCGTTCGACAGGCTGTTCTCAGGGAAGGCCGACGAGTACGCCGAGGATCTAGGCGACGACATGGAGGAGATGGCCCGGCTGGCATCGGCTGCCATCGAGGCGGCGAAGGGAAAAAACTCCTAGCGCTGGCCTCCGCGCTGGCAGAGCACGAGGGCGCGCTTCGGGCGGACTTCCAGCGATTCTACGGGCTGGACATAGACGACATGGGCAAGTCCTATTCGGTCGAGCACGCGGCCGCCCTGGCGGAGCACCTGCCGTGGGGGTCGGCTCTTCGGAGGGAGATCGACCCGCAACAGGAGTGGCCTATATCGGCCCATCTTCTCGCCGAGATCGAGTACGACATCAGATGCGCGTTATATTCGGGGAAAGGCCCGAAGCCTAGGAGGCTTCAGCCTCCGAAGCATGCCGGAAAAACGAGCGTGGCGAGCGCTGCGGAGATGAGGCGCGTCGCCGACGCTCTCGGCATACCGGAGGAAAGAAGGTGAGAGATGGCTAACGTAGGGACGTACTACGTCTCGGTCGTGCCGAGCATGAAAGGATTCGCCTCGCACGTCACGGCAGGCATCGGAGGCGTCAATCTCGCTCCGACCGGCAGGCGGATGGGGGAGCAGCTAGGGAATGGCGCAGCCAGCGGAATATCTGCCAGCTCGGCGGCCATAGCGGGCGCGTTCGGCGGCGTCGCGGCAAGCGCGGTGGACATGCTCATCGGCTCCGTCATCGACCTTACAGGAGAGATGGCCGCTGCGTCTGACAGCGCCCAGAAATTCGGGACGACGCTGGAATTCGCCGGTCTCGACTCCTCTGTGATCGAAGACCTGACGAAATCTACGCAGGAGTACGCCGATCAGACGGTGTACGACCTGGCCGACATCAGGAACGTCACCGCCCAGCTCGCATCCAACGGAGTCGAGGGCTTCGCGGAGCTCGCCGAGGCCGCCGGAAACCTCAACGCCGTCGCCGGCGGCAACGCCGACACGTTCAGAAGCGTCGGTATGGTCATGACGCAGACGGCAGGCTCCGGGCGTCTCATGACGGAGAATTGGAACCAGCTCACCGACGCGATACCGGGAGCTTCAGGTGCTCTGCAAGACGCGATGCGCGAGGCGGGGGCATTCGAGGGCAACTTCCGCGACGCCATGGAAAGCGGCGAGATTTCCGCCGACGAGTTCTTCGACGCCGTGCAGAAGCTCGGCATGTCCGACGTCGCGGAAGAGGCGGCGACATCGACCGAGACCATAGAAGGCGCGCTCGGAAACCTTCAGGCGGCGGTTGTCGGAGTCGGCTCGCAGGCGCTCGACGCAGTGAAGCCGATGGTCACGGACACCATATCGGCGGTAGCAGAAGCGATCCAGGGGCTTCCCGAGCAGCTGTCGCAGGCACAGGCGATCATCGACGAGCAGAGTTCCGCGTGGCTTGAGGGCGCTGGGTTCGACCCGCAGGCGCTCGCGCAGCCGCTAATCGACGCGGCCGCTTCGATCCGCGACAACCTGGCCCCAGTTCTTGGAGAACTTCTCCCGAAGTTCCAGCCGGTCGTCGATTCGTTCCAGAATTTCAGCGACACGGTGCAGGCGAACCTCATGCCGATGCTCCAGTCGGCCGCAGACATGATAGGCACCATAGGCGAGAACCTAGGCGAGATACTAGCGCCGATCATAGAGACGGTGGGGCCGATGGTCGCCGACATGGGGACCGCGTTCGGGGACTTCGCGACGACGCTGGCAGACACGGTGATGCCCGGTCTTCAAGGAATATTCGACAAGATAAGCGAGTTTGTCGACGTCGTGCAGCCGATACTGTCAGACTTCATCGAATGGTTCTCAGTCACCTTCATGCCGATGTGGGACGCGCTTTCGACCGTCGTGACGAACGCGTTCAGCGTGATATCCACGGTCGTCGGCACGGTTATGGGCGTCATCCAGGGCATCATAGGCACGGTCACCGCGCTCATCAGCGGTGACTGGGGGGCGGCGTGGACTAACATACAGAACGTGTTCTGGACGATTTGGAACGGGATATCCTCCGTCGTCACGACGGTGATGAACACCGTATCGACAGTCATAGGCGGCGCGCTCGAGACGATACAGAACGTATGGAACACCGTATGGGACGGCATAAGCTCTTTCTTCTCCGATATATGGGAGGGGATAAAGAGCGGGGTGGAGGATGCCGTCAAATCGGTCACCGATACCGTGACGGGCATCAAGGACGGGATAACCGGCTTCTTCACAGACGCCGGCAACTGGCTCAAGAACGCGGGGGAGTCGATCGTCAACGGCCTCGCCGACGGCATAAAGGGCGCGGTAGACAACGTGACCGGCGCCATCGGCGGCGTCCTCGACGAAGTGAGGAAGTACCTGCCTTTCTCTCCGGCGAAGAAGGGGCCGTTCTCGGGTCGGGGGTGGACCGTCTATAGCGGCGAATCCATGGTCGAAGGGCTCGCGGCCGGCATATCGTGCGCGACTCCTACTGCCGTCGGCGCGATGAGATCGGCGATGTCCGACGTGTACGGCGCATCAGCATTCGGAGGAGTCTCGATGCGCGCCTACGACGGGACGCAGATGTCGCGCACCGACGCCATCCTAGTCGAGCTGCTCGATTCGCTGCCCAGGATGATCCGCGACAACTCGCCGTCTTCCATGGCGGTCAACGGGCGCGAGTTCGCCCGCGCGGTTCGGGAGGTGGTCCCGGCATGATAACCGGCCTCAGGTACGTCAACTCGAAGGGCGACGCGTTCGACTTCGACGCGGCAGGCGTGCATCCCGTACCGGACACTGTGTGGGATTGGGAGGCGTCCGTCTTGGAGCTCAACGGCGAGACTGCGGCGTACACGCGCTCGGCGCGCACCGTATCGGTTCCGGTGACGCTCACGTTCCAGGCGCCGCCGTACCAGGCGATGGACGCGCTCTACGACGTCGCGGCATACGATTTGGCGCACGACGCGACCGGGCAGCTCGTCATGGGCGACTGGTCGATGCCGGCCGCCTTGGTCAAGTCCGAGAAGGCGCGCTGGTGGCGCTCGGACGGCCCGGTCGCCATGACGCTCTCTTTCAGAAGCCCCCGGCCGTTCTGGACGCGCGAGGCCAAGCAGTCGTTCTTCCCCGTGGCCGAGGCAGGCAGCGCCCTCGACTACCCTCATGACTTCCCCTTCGACTACGGGGGGCAGGGGCAGGCGGGGTTCGTATCGAACGCGAGCCCCTACCCGGCGGATTTCGTGCTCACGATATACGGCCCCGCTACAAACCCCTACGTGATCATAGGCGGCAATCGCTACGAAGCCTCGGTCGACGTCCCGTCGGGCGGGCTGCTGGTGATCGACAGCGAGGCCGGGACGGTCACGCTGTCGGATTCTCATGGCGCGCAGACGAACGCCTTCGGGGACACGCCTGACTCCGGACGCGGTTCGGGCGACTACATATTCGAGCCGATACCGTCTGGCGACCAGCAGGTGAGCTGGGACGGAACGTTCGGCTTCGACCTCGCGGTCAAGGTCAGGAGGGACGAGCGCGTATGGATCGCCTAGAGCTCGTGTACGCCGACCAGACCGGCAGGCGGCTCGGCGTCAAGCGGGCGTTCGCCTTCGACCTCGCCTACGGGGCCGACGAGAACGACTTCGAGATCGAGCTGGCCAAGACGGATTCTTTGCCGCTTCACGGCTACGTCTGGATCGATGGGACGGAATGGGGCGGCGTCGTGGACGGCTCCGGAGTGGACGCGACAGGCGACGTTCCGGTGTCGAAATGGACGGGAAGGACGTGGCACGGCATCCTGTCGCACTCGGTTGTCATGCCGGACGGGGATGATGCCTACCGCATGGAGGGCGAGGCCAACCAGGCGATAGGCGCATTGATAGAGCGCCAGGGGCTCTCCGGAGTCTTCACGGCGTCGCAGGCCAAATCCGGCATGACGCTCGGCTACGACGTGGCGCGCTACGCCGACGCCTACACGGCGCTCAAAGACTCCCTGGCGTCGGTCGGCGCGCGCCTGGAGGTCGAGCGGCGCGGCGGGTCGGTCGAGCTGTCCGCCGTCCCCGCTCTTTCCGCGAGCGAGACCGGGCGCGGCTCGCTCGGCTTCTCGGCATCCCTCGACACGCGGCCGGTGAACCACCTTGTGTGCGCCGGGGAAGGCCAGGAGGGCGAGCGCACGCTCGTCGACCTCTACGCCGACGAGGCCGGGAACGTATCGCAGACGCAGAGCCTTTTCGGGATAGACGAGGTGGCCGAGCTCTACGGCTTCACGACCGCCGACCGGGAGAGACTTATCGAGGACGGCACCAAGAGGCTCGAAGAGTACCAGGAGGCCGCAGCTTCGGCATCGCTCAACGCGCCGAAGTGGCAGGACCTGCACATAGGGGACTCGGTAGGATTCCTGGTGCCGGAGACGGGGTTCGGGCTCACCGCGCCCGTGACCAAGATCGTCGCGTCCGTCTCCTCGACGGGCGTGCCGACCGTGAGCTACACGCTGGGCGACGTGCGCCCGATAGGAGGTTGACTGATGACGAAGATATCAGGCTACACGCTCTACACGTGCGACCGTGACAGGAGGCACACGGCATTCGCCCGAGACGGCGAGCCGGAGGCCGATGGCTGGTACGAGGTCAGGCGGACCGACCGGAACGGCCAGTCGGTGACGCGTCTTTTGTGCAACAAGTGCTTCTCCGACTACCAGAAGCTTGTCGAGGCGCAAGACAAGGAGTTCGCCGAGTTCATGGGAGGTTCCGATGTCTGACAACATCCTCGTGACCGGCAGGTGGGGCGAGACGCACGTGACGAGCGCCCAGGCCGGGAACTTCAACTCGGGGATCGTGGGGGATGGATGCTACGTCATGTCCGGCCTCGACGCGACCATGACGAACGCGAACACCTGCCATATCTCCCCGGGGTTCGGCTCGTTCAATGGGCGCGACTTCGAGGTCCCCGCCGGGGGGATCGACCTCACGATAGACAACGGCACGCATGCGCAGTACCGAAACGACCTGGTGGTCGTGAGG